GACGGAAGCTGGCATGAACTCCTTTACCGTTCAGGAAATGATCGAAAACGTCGATGGGATCTGGCATCTGACCAACTGGGAAAAGCGCCAATATGAAAGCGACAGTAGTACCGAGAGAGTCCGGAGACATAGAGAGAATACGAAACAAAATACAATGTTGCAGAAACGATATGGAAACGTTACAGTAACGCCCCCAGATACAGATACAGATACAGATACAGATCTAAAAGAAAAAGAAAACGTAAAAGAAAAAGAAAATATGCGCCCGCTTCCAACTCTGTCTTTAGCTCAATTATACGAAAAAAGCATTGGACGGCCGATCTCCCCCGACGAGCAGATGTTCTTTGCTGAAAGCGAGAAAATCCATGGAACAGCGCTTGTTAAGGAAGCCATTGAAACGGCCTTTAAGCGTAAAGCTAAACCTGGTGTGAAGTATATCCAGGGAATCTTACAGAACTGGGCCAGGGAAGGGTATAAGACTGTTGATGACGTGAGGAAAGCTGAAGGGCGCGCCGGGCCGGTAGACAGGTACCCTCCGGCCGATGATAAGAAGAAGGAATTGATCAGGAGTTTGTATGCAAACTAACTGGAAAGGAAGTGCGCCCATGATTGAGATTATCAAACGGCGGGAAGGCCAAGCCAGCAGCAAGGAGCAGATAAACGGAGTAAATTCCCAGGTGAGTTTCAACAGCTGGGGACATATAGTTGTGAGAATAATTCAAAATCCTCCGATTCCGGAGCAGGAACCTAGTTTCATGTTGGATGAGGCTGATACCTTAAGTGAGGACGCCCCGAGCGCGGATACCTTGGTTGTCTTTGACCGGCAAGTCTCAAGCGAGATTATTGCCTTTTGCCAGGAAGTTTTAAAGAATCGTCAACAAAGGCCTTTCTAAGTGGATAGCGACTTAATAAAAAGCGCCTTCAGAAAGACAGGCGGCCGATGGTAGTTTAAACCCATGAATATTTCTTTAAAAGACAAGGAGCGTGATCTGATTGGCCGATTTTGAACTTGCGCCCGATGTTGAAATAGTTGCCCAGAAGGTTATTGCAGAGCATCACAAGAGTTTGGCTGAACTTAAGATAGCCTATCTTTTCCGGGAGGGTAACTGGAGCAGCCAAAACCGTGAAACCTGGGCGAAAATCTTTAAAGTATCCGACAGGGACAAGCTCTTAAACAATTACGACTACATCCTGGTGGTTAACGTTGAAGTGTGGTGGAGAATTGATGCACCCATACGGGAAGCTCTGATCGACCATGAGTTAAGCCATATCGGCATGGATGATAACGGCGCCTGGAAGATGTTCGGCCACGACCTGGAGGACTTTGTTGCCGTGGTGCGCCGCCGCGGGCCCTGGACGGAGGAAGCAAGGCTTTATCTTAAGGCAGCTGAAGCCCACGAAAAAGGCGATGAGTTCAAGCAGATAACGTTGTTCGATAACCAGGAGGAGGCTGCGGCCGGTAAGGATGAGGAAGGCGAGCTTTCCGGTGTAGGCCATGTTGTTTCCGATCAACCGGCTGGCAAAACAGAACGGGAGCTTCACCTTGTGCAAGGAGGGAGCCAGGCCGGAACCTTCACGAACGCTGTAAGAGGATCAGTTTAATCCGGGAGTTGAGAAGTTAATATGACCAGACTCAGCGCAAGGCAAGCCAGGCAGCTTGGGATTATCCCCGGTCCAAGAGCACGGCAAAGAAAGCCCAGCAATATAAAGATAACCTTATCACCTGCTCAATGGGACGCCAAAACCTTTCCTGGAGGCGTCTGGCTGCAGGTACCGTTCGTCCCGCCGTCGCTGAACGTCTGGGTGAACTGGCACTGGGGCAGGCAGCGCAAATACAAGCAAGACCTCACCGATGCAGTTTGGAAACTGGTTCTGGCCATGAAACTGCCAAGGTTTAAGAGGGCTACAGTCCAGATTATCTACTATCACGCTACTAACCGCCGACGTGATCCGGCAGACAATTGGGCGCCGAAGTTTTTAATGGATGCGTTGGTACAGAGTGGAATACTGCAGGACGATAACGGGGACCTGGTCAAGGTTCCGCCAGTGGGGATGGAGTTTGATCCGGAGAAAACTCGGACGGAAGTTNTTATCTGGGAGGAACGATGACGTGATCAAAGTTGGTGAGTACGTGGAATGGCGGCAGCCTTTCGTTTGGCGTGCGCTGGGCAGAAAATATCCTCTCCGCAGGCCTGTGCCTCTGGTTGCGGTATGGGTGGAAGGCCTACCTTTCGAATTATGGCGGGCACTAATGCAGGAGCGGCCCCGGCCGGGGCTGGCTGGGCTGCTGCCGGGTGAGAAGGCTGAGGTGGTAAATCTGTGAAGATCTATCTTTCCCATGGTGGCGGAGTTAACAGTTGGGCGCTGTACCTTTATCTAATTGAGCAAAATGAGATCCCAGGTGAAGACTATGAGGCAGTATTTGTAGACCATGGTACAGACTGGCCGGAAACTTATGAGTACATGGACATGATGCAGGCAAGAGGATACCCGGTGACGGTGATCAAGCCGAAATATGCAGGATGCTCAACCGTATATGATTATTCTGTGAAGTATTCCCTGACACCAAGTAGAAGGCCTGGTTTTAGGTGGTGTACGGCAAATTTCAAAGTAGAAGCATTAAAAACCTACTACCAAAAACCATGTCTTGAATTAATCGGATTTGATATTAGTGAACAGAATCGCCAAATGAATTTAGTGGGCAAGGTCGGCGTTGAGCAGGACTTTCCATTGATCGAAGCCGGAATAGACCGCCAAGGGTGCATTGAAATAATTAAACGTCATGGTTTACCAATACCGCCGAAGTCAGGATGTTATATATGTCCATTTCAGGGCCGAACCCAATGGATTGAACTAAAGCGTCAGCACCCAGATCTTTTTTGCAAAGCGGTCCAGCTTGAAAATTCCTGTAATGAGCGCCGGAAGAGCGCTGGTAAGACACCGGTGTACTTCCGGGACATTCCACTTGAAATGCTGGTGCTGCCGAAAGACAGCGCAGGGAGGCGGGCGACAAGCGAAATGACATTGATTGACCCGGACTATGATAAACCACCTTGTAGATGCGGACTATAAAAAAATAAACCCCGTACCCGGGGCAAGAAGATTACCAACCAGTAGTATATCACATACTGGAAAATCTTGTCCAGGGGGTGCGGGGATGACGAATGAAGAATTTCGCCGGGTAGAGGCCTGGCTGTACAGCATACCAAGAATAGAGATAGCACTGGAAAGTCTAAAACTTGACCTTGAGCGGCTTGACACAAGGGCTGCCTCACCACCTACCTGGATGAGCAATCCTAATCCGGTATTTGTGATGGGCGGGGATATGGACAGCCGCCAGGCCAGGTGGGTGGAGTTTATGGATGAGTACCAGGTCCGGAGAAATGAGATTACTGAGAAAATCCGTGAACGGGAACAGCAGTTGGCCTGTCTTGAAAAGGTAATGGACATGCTGCGGGCTGAGGACGGAAAACTGGCGCAGTTAGTAAGGAAGAAGTATGTTGACAAGGTAAGACCGGATAAGACGATCTGGGAAGATTATTTGTTTGTAGGCAAAACAACCTTTTACGCTATGAGAAATTATACTGTTCGTGTATTTTTCGAGAGCCTGCCTGGATTATTTGTTCTAAAACGGGTGAACAAAAAGCGAACTAAATGCGAACTAAAATCGGCTTAAAATGTGGTATGCTTAGAACGTGAGAAGTCGCCCAGGGAAGGGTGGTTTAAATCTTTTTTCGGTTATTTTTTTCCTCTCGTGAAAAACTAAAACAAAAACGAGGGGGAAAACTTGAATACCGAGTTAAAAGAGATCCTGGAAAGGGTAGAAGAACTACGGCAAAAGCTGCATCGGTTAGCGGAAACAAAGGACTTGGCAGATCCGGAAGTTTTAGCTGCCAGCCGAGCGGTAGACGAAGCTTTGAATGAGTATCATAGATTGCTATTTAAGAAGCTGGAATCATTTAAGTAAACTATAGGCAGATAATTTTAATGTCGAGAGTGGAGCCTTCGGGCTCTTTTTTATTTCCTCACCCAATCGAAAGAAGGTTTCACTATGCCAGAACCCATACTCGTAAGCGGCATCCCCGTTCATTGTGCTTGCGACGAAATTACCGATATAGTTTCGCTTGTGCCAAACCCACGCAACCCGAACACACACCCGGACAAACAAATACAGCTGCTGGCGAAGATAATTAAGAATCAGGGCTGGCGAGCACCGATAACCGTTTCTAACCGAAGCGGTTTTATTGTCCGCGGGCATGGACGTCTTTTGGCTGCGCAATACCTGGGCGTGCAGCAGGTACCGGTGGACCGGCAGGACTATGCTACGGAGGCTGAGGAGTGGGCGGATCTGGTTGCGGATAACAGGATTGCGGAGTTGTCGGACTTTGATAGCGAAAAACTAAAGGGCATCTTAGGAGAATTGGGCTTTGGCTCATTGGATCTTGATCTGACTGGTTTTACTGCAGATGAAATCGCAGACTTGGTTGTGCCGGAAGAAGAAGTGGAAGATCCGGTCGTCGATGATGATTTCGATGTGCAGGGCGCCCTTGATAAAATCCGGGAGCCTGAAACAAAGTACGGTGATGTATGGCGCCTGGGCCGGCACCTTCTTATGTGCGGGGATGCGACAAGAGAAGAAGACATCAAGCAACTGATGGAAGAAAGCAAAGCAGCGCTTGTTGTTACAGATCCGCCATATAACGTGGACGTTCAAAGCGAGTCAGGGAGACTTGCCACCGATGGCCGGGATAGCATAATGAACGACGATATGCCATTGGAGGAGTTCATTAGTTTTCTTGGTCATGTGTTTTTGAATTACGCTACCATTATGGACCTTAAAGCGGCCATATACATTTTTCACCCGTCATCCTACCAGCGGGAATTCGAGGATGCTATGAATGCGGCCGGGATTGTTGTTCGCTCTCAATGTATCTGGGTTAAAAACGCAACTTCTTTCGGCTTCGCGCAGTATAAATATAAGCATGAGCCGGTCTTTTACGCTTATCTGAAAGGGAAGGCGCCGGCCTGGTACGGCGACCTCAAGCAGACAACAGTGTGGAAAGCCGGCCTGCCGGTTGAAAACCCTGAGCCGGTGACGGTGTGGGAGGTTTCCCGGGGAGACGTGAATAAATACGTCCACCCGACACAAAAGCCCCTTGATTTGCTTGCCATACCTATAGGCAATAGCAGCAAGCGAGGCGACATCGTGGTGGATTTATTCGGGGGAAGCGGCTCTACTTTGATGACCTGTGAGCAAATGGATCGAGAGTGTCGGACAATGGAGCTCGATCCCCTATTCTGTGATGTTATTAAGCAGAGATTCTTTGAAGCGACCGGTGTTGAGCCGGTTTGTTTGCGCAAAAGGTGATGACCGTAAAATTAATTAGGAGGATGCCGCAAACATCCTCCTAAAACACACCAGGACGCACCCCTGGCAGAGATAGTGAAACCGTGGCCACGGAACTATCTCTTTTTTATTATACTGATAAGCCGGGGGTGCTGGCAATAAAAAACACAAACAATTGTTCGGGCATGGAAAAGGGCGGCGCCTTGCAAGAAAGTGAAACCGAGATAATTGAAGGCATCCTGGAATCGAAGGACAGGTATCGAAAAGTTGTGCAGGCCGGTATTGCCAAATGGATAAAAGACTTCCAGGCGGGACGGATTAAGATAAACACCGTGGATGATCTGAAGAAACTCGTCGAGCTGGATATCCTGCTACAGAAAGAAAGCTTGATTCTCAATAAAAGGCGCAAAAGCATATAAAAAAAACTGAAGAGAAGGTGAGGTGATGGGCCGGACAGCAAAGCACAACTGGATGAAGTTATTCCTGGAATACAACCAGGGTAGATATAAAAGCGTAGCTGAGTTTGCCGAGAAAAAGGAACTTAGTTATGACGTGCTCCGTAAAGAATTTAAGAAACTGGGACATAAAAATGAGGGTAAAAAACCGGACATAACCGGAGCAAAAAACCGGACAAAAACGGATGCAAAAAACAAGCGAGAATCGGAATCGGATATAAAAGAAACCCCTACCCAACTTTGGCAAACCCTAAAGCAGCAGTTCACCGACTGGCCTGAAGAAAAGCTTCAGGCTTATTTGTTTCAACTGGAGGAACGTAGAGATGAACTGTTGTCCATCCCCTATGAGGAGTTATCCAAGGATGAGCAAAAAGAACTGGGACGCCTGAGCCGTGAGCGCAGGGCAATTTTAAGCGACCCGGACCCAAGCCGGCAATGCAAAAGAATTCTAAAAAACGGCAGGCAGTGCCGTAATCCGGTAGAACGTGGGAAAGAATCATGCTGGAACCACGGCGGAGCTCCGGGGATCGGAGCTCCGAAAGGAAGCAAGCACAATTTAAAGCACGGCGCATATGAAACAATCTGGCTAGATCAACTGGATGAAGAAGAACGGGGGCTGGTTGAACAGATTGCCCAGGACAAAATCAAAGCGCTGGAAGAAGAGATAATGTTACTGACAATCCGGGAGCGGCGCATGCTGGCCCGAATTACACGTTTAACAGGCGAGGACTTTACAGTAGTCAAAATAAGATACGAAACAGGCTTTGGTCCAACGGGTCCGGTTGATAAAAGGGACGAAGAAAGCTACGCCACCTTAGGCCAGGTTCAGCAGATAGAGGAGCATCTTACAAAGGTTCAGGACAAGAAGCTCAAGGCAATTGAACTTAAGCATAAGATCGAAGCAGGGGAAGAACCGGGTGGTGATAGCTTAGACAGCCTGGTGCAGGCGATTCAGGAGAGCCGGAAGGTGAACGCGGATGTTTAAATGGGGCCGCTTCTCACAAATGGGCTTATCCTCAATCCTGGAAAGTACTGCTCGCATCAATTTGTGGGAAGGTGCTGTCAGAAGCTCAAAGACAATATGCAGCATAGTACGCTGGCTGGAATACGTTAAGAACGGTCCTCCCGGGGACCTGCTGATGACCGGCAAGACGGAGCGGACTCTTAAAAGAAACATCCTTGATCCGCTGACAGAGATAGTTGGCGCCAGGCATTTTAAATACAACCGGGGCATTGGCGAAGCTAAACTTTACGGCCGGCGGATATACATCGCTGGGGCAAACGATGAGCGCTCTGAAGGCAAGATCCGTGGTATGACCTTGGCTGGAGCATATGGTGACGAGCTTACCCTATGGCCCGAGAGTTTCTTTAAGATGCTGCTATCCCGGCTGTCTGTGCCGGGAGCGAAGTTCTTCGGGACGACCAACCCGGACTCACCCTACCATTGGCTAAAGGCAGACTACCTGGACAAGGAGGGTCTTAACCTCAGGTCGTGGCACTTCGGGTTGGAAGACAATCCGAACCTGGACCCGGCATACATTGAGGACTTAAAAAGAGAATACACAGGCTTATGGTATAAGCGCTTCATCCTTGGCCTTTGGGTCTTGGCTGAGGGTGCAGTCTATGATATGTGGGACGACCATATTCACGCCGTGGATATCATCCCGGAAAGGTTTGACCGGTGCTTCCTGGGCGTGGATTACGGTACCAGCAACCCAACTGTTTTTCTTTTAATTGGAGAACATAATCACTGTTTATATGCAGTTGACGAGTATTACTGGGACAGCAGCAAGACAGGGCGGCAGAAGACTGATGAAGAGTACAGCGGGGACCTGAAAAAATTTATAGAAGGCCGTTGGCCACAATCTATAATTATCGACCCATCAGCTGCAAGCTTTATAACGCAGCTGCGCAAAGACGGCGCAGCCGGTATAAGGCAGGCAGATAATGAGGTCCTGGAAGGCATACGAAACGTGGCGTCTTTCCTAAGCGGAAAGCGCCTTTTTGTTTACCGCAAAAAATGCCCGAACCTGCTCAAGGAATTTGCTTCATATGTTTGGGACCCGAAGGCTCAGAAGAAGGGCGAGGACAAGCCAATCAAGCAGAATGACCACAGCCTCGATTCGCTACGCTACGTGGTTCAAACAGTATTCGGGAATAGCATTGACGTTGGGTCGGTGTCTCTGTTAACTGGCAGTTCAAGGTGGAGGTCGTAAAATGCCCGAGGAAAACGTAAGTATAAACCCCTTTCAAGAGTTAGGCAGCACTGGCCTGACACGCTTCGGCGGCTGGATAGACGAAGAGTGGCTCCGGGATCTAAAAGGCCAGCGAGGTATCAGAATCTACAAGGAAATGCGAGACAACGACCCCGTAATCGGGGCCTTTCTTTTCGCCATAAAGATGCTCATCCGCCAGGCCAGCTGGAGAGTGGAGGCGTCAGGGGATACCAGGCAGGACGAGGAAGCGAAAACCCTTCTGGAGAACTGCCTTGAGGATATGTCTCACTCCTGGCACGACTTTGTCACCGAGATCCTTTCCATGCTGGTGTTCGGCTGGGACTACCATGAGCTAGTTTACAAACGGCGCTTAGGGGACAGCCGTGACCCGGCAAAGAGGAGCAAGTTTGATGACGGTCGGATCGGCTGGCGTAAGATACCCATCCGTGCGCAGGAAACCTTCTGGGAATGGATATTTGACGATGAAGACGGCAGCATCAAGGGGCTAAAGCAGCAACCACCTCCTGACTACCGGTTAAGGGAAATCCCAATCGAGAAAGCGCTGCTGTTCAGGACCGAGGCAAGTAAAAACAACCCGGAAGGAAGGTCGATCCTCCGAAACGCATACAAGGCCTTCTATTTCAAGAAAAACATCGAAGAGATCGAAGGCATCGGTATAGAGCGTGATTTAGCAGGCCTGCCGGTAGCCTACGTGCCTCCTGAACTGTTAAGCCCGAACGCAACTACAGAACAGAGAGCAGTTCTTAAAGAGATACAGCGGATGGTCACAAAGATTCGACGTGACGAGATGGAGGGAGTGGTATTTCCTGCAGAGGAAACGCCAAGCGGCCAGAAGACCGGCTATAAGTTATCCCTTCTTTCTACAGGCGGGCGTAGACAGTTTGATACAACCGCTATTATCGAACGGTACGACCAGCGCATCGCCATGACCGTCCTTGCAGACTTTATCCTGCTCGGTCATGAAAAGGTCGGTAGCTTTGCTTTAGCATCAAGTAAAACCAGCTTGTTTGGCCTGGCAATAGGTGCAATTCTAGATTCCATTACTGAGGTTCTTAACACCTATGCTGTGCCCAGGCTGTTTGCATTAAATAGCTTCCAGGGATTAAGTGGACTGCCTAGGCTAGCACACGGGGATGTGGAAAGCCCGGACTTAAAGGAACTGGGCGAATATATCAACGCTTTATCCGGCGCAGGGGTGAGTTTATTCCCCGACGACCAGTTAGAGAATTACCTGCGCGGCGTGGCCAGCTTCCCCGAGAAGCCTAAAGAACAGGTAGCCAAGCATGGCGGAGCAGTAGATGAAGCTAAGAGGTTTGCTAGATTCTTGATGGAGGTACGGAAACAAATTGCTGAATCTGGCGTCGTTAACTAAAAAGGAACAAATAGAACTAGCCCAGGCAATAGATGACATATTTGCTTTTCTCGGTCTACCTCTTTCAAAGAGAGTTATCCCTGACTACGAGAGCAAGCGCCGCCAGATTGAATTAAAAATAAACCAGATTATCAAGCAGGCGTGGGAGGTTAAAACCGAGGAAGCTTACAAGAAGGCGGTAGAAAAGCTAAAACTGTACGGTCGTAATCTGGACAGGCTTAAAGCCGAGATGATAGCAGCCGGTCTTGAGCCGGTTATGGGCGGCGAGTTTGTTCAGGCAGCAGCTAATGAGGGGCTTGTAGATCATATCCACTATGCATACGACATGGCTGGGGAAAGGACGGCAACAAAACTTAAACTTCCATATGCCTTTACTTTTGTAGACCAAAGGGCAAAGGACTGGCTTGCTAAGGATGCTGTTTTCTGGATAGGCAGCTTTTACAACAGCTTTATAAAAGAAGCAGTGGTAAATACGGTAATCCAGTATGCTATTGAAGAAGGCCAGGACTATTGGGTTACAGGCCAACGAATTAAGGATGTCCTGACCGGCGCCTATGACATTCCACCAAAATACCTGCCCGGGTACTACCTCAGGGCTGAATCGTACTGGGAGCTGGTGGCCAGCAACGCAGTAACCAGGGCAACGGTATTCGGCCAGATAGAACCAATGCTGGCGGCCGACGTGGAAGAGTACGAAATACTTACTGCTGGAGACGAGCGTGTCTGCCCGCTATGCGGCCGGATGCATGGGAAGGTCTTTAGGATAGAGCACGCTGTGGAGCTGCGTGACAAGATCCTAAACGCAAGAACGCCCGAGGACATAAAAACAATCCACCCCTGGCACAGGGCGAAGGAAATTGACAACTGGGAACCAGAAACGCTGGCTCAAAAAGGCATGGCCCTGCCGCCGTTTCATGCTATATGCCGTTGTGATATAATTGTCGTATCTTTTAGAAGAACGCTGCCCGAAGTATTAAAAGAAAAGGAATCAGAAATCGCCGGTTTGGATTACGAGAGGGCGTATGTATTTGATAAGACGGGCCGTATTATATTAAAAAAAGACGGCTCAAGAAACTCTGTGGCCTTTGAAAAAGAAGACCTGGCGCTGATCAAGGACAAAGATGCTATTTTTACTCATAACCATCCCTCCTCAGGGGGATCGTTTTCCCTTGAGGATATTCAATTTGCTGTCGCTCATAATCAAATGGAAATGAGAGCTGTGGGCCGGAAATATGGGCACTCTATGTATAGACCGGCGCAGGGATGGCCAGATTTAAATTTGTTAACAGATGAGTTCTATAAGGCTGATAATGAGGTAAGGGATGAATTCTGGCGCAGAATATCCCTGGGTCAGTTATCTAGGGAGGAAGCTGATAGGGAGCATCATCACCAGGTATGGTCTCGTATAGCCGCTAAGCTGAATTTGAAATATACCAGGGAGGAAAGGTAAATGGGCAAATTTATCCTTGACGACAGAAGTGTTAATTATCCCATATATGGTTACCAATGCGCCCGCTGTGAACACCTCAGGCATGAACTGCCTAAGGATGGTATCGGTTCAGTATGTGATGCTTTCCCCGAGCGTATCCCAAGGGAAATATTAGGCGGGGAACACGACCATACTCAGCCATTCCCCGGGGATAACGGGATAAGGTTTGAAGTAAGGAAGTAGAGCTGTATATAGACTAAATTAGAAGGATCAAAGGAGCCGTAAGGCTCTTTTTTATTTCCAATGAAGGGTGATGATGGAATGGACGAGGTGGAGATTTATGTCCCGGTAGTCAAGGTAGACGATGAACAAAAACTGGTCTTTGGATGGGGTTCAGTTACCAAGGTTGATGGGCAGCCGGTGGTCGACAGCCAGGGTGACATCATAGAGAACACAGAACTTGAAAAAGCCGTCTATGACTTCATGGTAAACGCAGTTCACGATGAGCTGCATAAACGGATAGTGCCGGATAGCAAGGTAGTTGAAAGTTTTGTGGTTACTGACGACAAGCTTGCAAAAATGTTCCCAGGGGAGCAGATCCCCCAGGGGAAAAGAGGCTGGTGGCTGGGAATACGGATCAACGACCCGGAGGTATACCGGAAGCATAAGGAAGGTATATACACCGGGTTTTCAATTACCGGAACCGCGAGCAGGAAGGAGGTGTAAAATGCCCACATTACTTAAAAACCTCAAAATAAATACAATTGGCTCAGTAGACCGCCCGGCTAACAAAGAAGCTGTGGCGGTTTTAGTTAAAAGGGAAGAAAACGCTGATGACTCAACCCTAAAAGATAGGTTATGGGGATTTGTCAAAGGGCTGTTCGGCAGGGATCCGGACCCAGCACAAGGTGAAGACATAAGCGACGTCCAGAAGTTGTATGAGGACCTGACTGCCGTATCAAAGGTCGGACGGGCAATTAGCACACCGCGGCTGGGGATGCTCAAGCAGATGCGGGAGCTGCTGGACCAGCTTATAGCCGACGGTGAGAAAGCTCTTGCCGGTGCCGGTGATCAAAAAAATGATACCCAAAAAAGGAGTGATGCAGAAGTGGCTATTTCAGAGGAAATCAAAAAGAGCCTGCCTGAGGAAGTGCGCAAGCATATTGAGGAACTGGAGAAGAAGGCCGCCCAGGTGGACGATTTAACTGCCAAGTATGCCAAACTGGAAAAGAAACTCGGCGGGGACAAGGGCAAAGATGACCAGGAGGATATCTGGAAGGGTGTAAACCCGGAAGTCCGCAAGCGCATGGAAGACCTGGAGAAGCGGGCTAAGGACGCAGAGGAACTGGTCAAAAATGAGCGGGAAGAGCGTATCGCGAAAGAGTACATCGCCAAGGCTACGGGGTTCCAGAGCCTGCCGGTTAAGCCGGAGGAGTTCGGCCTGGTGCTTAAGTCCCTGGCTGAAAAGGACCCTGAAAGTTACGCCAAGCTGGAAGGCCTCTTAAAGGCTACAGACGAGGCCATCACCAAGGGAGCCTTGTTTGCAGAGTTCGGGCGGGGAGGTACTGCTTCAGGCGGGACCATGGAAAAGGCGGAAGCCCTGGCGAAGGAAGTGGTGCAGAAGAACGCCGGCATGACCAAGGAACAGGCCTTAACGAAGGTGTTCAAGGAAAACCCCGGTCTGTACCAGCAGTACGTAAAAGAGCAGAACGAATTGAAAAGGAGTGTGGTATAGGTGTCCTGGGAGAAACCCGTTGAAAGAATCAGCGTGATAGCCGGAGCAGACCTCTCTGCCAAACGGTATTACGCAGTAAAGCTTAATTCCAGCGGTGAGATCGTCCTTGCCGGCGCTGGGGATAATTCCATCGGTGTTCTGCAGAACAAACCTGCCAGCGGTTATGTGGGAACCGTGATGACACTAGGAGAGAGCTACGCCATTTACGGCGCAGCGGTAACCGCCGGCCAGAACCTGGCTGCCGATGCAAACGGCAAGCTGGTTCCAGCTGCCGGGGATGCGGCCGTTATCGGTGTGGCAAGAGAAAGTGGTGATACAAACGAGATTCATACGGTGCTGCTGGTAACCAGAGTGACAGCTGGAGCCAGGACTAGTTCGGTCCTGTGCATACCGGTTAAGCTCTCCAAGGTTGCCAACGGCGATGTGGTTACCGAGTACACACCCGGTTTTCCAGGGGCGATCAAGAAAGTAAGTTTCCTGGTGACCGACCCCGTAACCACGGCTGATAAAGCAGCGACCTTGAACCTGGAAATCAACTCTACCAACCTAACCGGCGGCGTGCTTGCGCTGACCAGCGCAAACTGCACCCCGTTAGGCAAGGTTATCGACGCAACCGCGATAACTGGGAACAACGTGTTTGACGCGGACGACACCATCAGCGTGGAAGCGAGCAGTGTCACAGCCTTCGTTGAAGGCGAAGGCCTGCTGCTTATAGTTTTAGGATAAGGAGGAGTGGTAAATGCCAACTCGTGGAGATGTGCATGTAAATGCACCTTTAACCAATATATCTGTGGCGTTCATCCAGGATGAAAGAAATTTCATAGCTGACAAAGTATTTCCTACAGTACCGGTCCAGAAACAGAGCGATCGATATTTTGTTTACGGCCGTGAGGACTTTTTTAGAGACGAAGCGGAAGAAAGAGCACCGGGAACCGAATCGGCCGGCGGGGACTACTCGATTGATAATACACCTACGTACTACTGCCGGGAGTATGGCTTTCATAAAGACATCGATGACGGTGAACGGACCAACTCCGATAATCCCTTAAAGCCGGATGAGGACGCCACAATATTCGTGACGCAGAAGATGCTGATCAGGCGGGAACGTTCCTGGGCGGCCAATTACTTTACCACCGGCAAGTGGGGCGCCAACTTAAACGGCGGCGCTTCCGGCGGTGGCGGGGACTTCGTGTACTGGGACGATTACGATCATTCTGATCCGATTACCGATATTGAAACCCGCAAAGACACAATTGCGCTCACCGGGTTCAAGCCCAATACACTGGTCTTAGGGGCTCAGGTATTCACAAAGCTGAAGAGTCACCCCAAAATACTTGACCGGGTGAAGTACACCCAGCGTGGAGTTATTACTGAGGAGATCCTTGCCGCCCTATTCGGTATAGACAGGGTGCTTGTTCCCTACGCAGTTGTAAACGTAGCAGCCAAAAACAAAACCGGCAGCTACCAGTTCATTCATGGGAAGCACGCCCTGCTTGTTTATGCAGCGCCCAACCCCGGCATCAAAGTTCCCTCCGGAGGATACACCTTCGCTTGGACCGGGATGTACGGCGCTGGAGCCTACGGCAACCGGATCAGGCAGTTCAGGATGGAAAACCTCCGGTCAGACAGGGTTGAAGGAGAAATTGCCTTTGACTGCAAGCAGATAGCCGCCGACCTGGGCGTCTTTTTCAACGGGGGCAATCAGCTAAATAAGAGAGGGGATATAACCTATGCCCTACGCTACCGTGGATAAAGTAAAGCTGATTGCCTGCGCAACAGCGGATGATCTTAAGAAGACTGCCGAGGAGTTCGACAGTCTTCTTTCGACCCTTATTACCTGGGCTGCAGCTGAGATGAACTCGTATATGAAGCGTTCATATACCGATGAGGAGCTGGCGGCCGATGCAGACCTGGCCGCAGCGCTTGAGAGCGTATCAGTTCAGGCAGTGGATAATTTCCTGCAGGCGACGGTACAGCGGATAAACAGCCCTATTATAACGGTGAACGATTTTATAGTTAAAGCCCCGCCCAGGGTAATTCTTACACCTGAAATGAAGGAAGTTTTGGGTAGGTACAGCGTAAAGAACCTGGCCGTACCTGTTTTTAATGAAGGTACTTACAGGATTAACAGCGGGGTTACAGATTTGGTGACCCCAAACAACAGCGACGAGGTGTAACACAATGCTTACCGTAAAGTGGGATCCTCCCATTGACCAGCTCCTTACCACCAATGCAGCTAAAATGCCGAAAGTGGTTAAGGACGTGCTGGTCCGCCTTGGGATTGTCGGGCAGGGTTACGGGAAACGCATAACGCCTGTGGATACGGCCAGGCTGCGTAAGGGCGTCAACTGGAATATTCCCGGGCCTCCGGAGCTGTACATCGGGTCAAACGTTACTTATGCTCCTATTATCCTGGGGGACGTCAAACCCTTTACAATAACAGCCAAACGCAAGAAAGCCCTGGCCTGGGTTGATAAGGGTCATGTCAGGCCGATGACGAAGTTGGGCTGGCGGCTGGCAAGGGAGGCCGGAATAGCTCATTATGCGAAAAGTATCCGTCACCCTGGAGGGAAAAATGTCTTGGGCAGGACAGAGCAATACCTTGAGGGGAAGATCCCAGGAGTGGTGGCCAGTATATTAAGCAAACACGGGATTACTTCATAGGGGGTGATGACTTGGAATATTTACTGAACGGTTCCCCGGTTGAGATAGAGATTGGCGAAGGCAAATTACGGATCAACGATCAGATCTATACCGGAAAGGTTACCGTAGTTGAAGATCGAGAGAAGGTTACCTGCCGGGTGGAACAGGCATTTGCCGCCTGGGAGGTCGTGTTGACCAAGGTAAAGGTTAAAACGGAAGATATCAAGGTGGAAGAAGATGCTGGAGATGACGACGCATGGGCTATGCCGATATCTATTGGGGAATAACGGATGAAATAAACACTCTGCTGACTGGAGACGTACGGTTGGCCGACATCCAGGAGATCATCTTCGGGGAGAAAGAGCGCATAGGGGCTCTGAAATTCCCGTGCCTGTTCTTCATCCCCGGGAAGAATGAGATAGACGACCTGACTTCCTTAAGCCAGGAGCACAAGTTCAACTATGAGCTGGTGCTTATCTTAAAGGACAGGGACCTGCAGTCCGGATTGAAAGACGCTATTGATATGGCCGGTGATATCCACGACGTTTTAATGGAAAACCGTGATTTAAACGGCAAGTGCAGCAACCTGTCCGTGACAGGGCTTGACCCCGGTTACGCAAAGGTTGAACAGAACATCCTTCACTGGGTGAGTATTGAAATTATTGTTAAAGTGGAAACCAGATTCGGCTTTTAGAAAGGAGTTGGATATAAATGCCGATAGCAAGAACACGTTACCTGGGCGTTGCTCAGGAATCCGCAACTTACGGGACTTTACCAGGCTCACCGACGTGGGTCTACTATGATATTGCCAGCAGCAGCCTGGACACGCCTGCCGATGACAAGCTGATTTGGCGCGGGGTGGCCAACAGAGCGCCTACAATGGTAGCGCCGGGGGCATATTCTATCAGCGGTGACATCGTTATACCAGTGGACGGGAAACTATTCGGTTGGTTTCTGAAGTTTCTTTTCGGCAGTGTTACATCAGCATTGGCCGCCGGCGAGTCCGCGGTTTACAAGCATACTTATAAGCCTGCCAATATCCTGCCCAGTTTTACCGTCAGGGTAGGCAAGGATATCTTCGAGCATGAATTTAACGGCTGTGTAATCAATGAAATGAGGATCGAAGCTGATAAGGATTTTGTTATGGCCACCATTGGTTTGGTAGGCCAGAAGGATAAGAAGAACGAGATATGTACTATGAACGTACATAAAGTCAGTGATACAGCAAATACCACTGCAGCAGCAACCGCCACCAACCAGGCGACAGCTGAGACACTGGCGAATGAACTAAAGGCTGACTACAACCTTCATATTGCAAGCACTGCTTATCATGCAGCTGCGGACACAGCGAATGCAGTAACTTCACCAAATGCTTCCGATGAAGCTACCCTTGTCACCTTGGTCAATGAATTAAAGGCCGATATGAACGCTCACCGGAGCCAAGCCGGGGTGCACGTAACTAACGACAGCAATCATCTGATCACTGCCGCCGATGCAGCTAACCTGGCCACAGCGTTAACCCTGGTAAACGAAATCAAGGCGGATTACAACGCTCACTTAATTGAAGTACAGATCACTGCTCCGACTTTCCTTTATAGGTTCAACCGTTTCAATTGGCTTTATGGAGTTACTGCCCAGCCGATTGAAAGAATGACCTTGACGTATCGCAATAATGCCAGGTCTGAAGATGGTATTCGTCTGGGCAGCAGGTTTCCGGCTTTCGTAGATATAGGTGAAAGGGAGCTGACTGTTGAGGCTGATCTGTCGTTTGCAAGCACGGATCACCTGGAAAGATTCTGGGGCGGCCAGACAAAAACGGAACCGGTAAGCGATTCAATTGCTACCCAGGCGGCAACTATTTCACTGCAGGGCCTGTCGCTTGGTGTGGTGCCGTCGTATAACCACCTTAACATCAACATACCCAAGTTAGCCATTACCGCTGCCAAACAGCAAATATCGAAACGGGAGCGTATCAAGCAGTCCATTACAGGAGTGGCTATTTATAAAGACTCTACGGAGTTTGATGTGACGATGGAATTTACCAACGACCAGGTAAGTTATCCAGACCCGGCTTAAGATAAACAATAAGAAAGGAGACTGTTTAATGTCTTTAAAAGCTAAAATCCTGGGTGGAACAAGATACACCGAACCGGTTTATGTTGAAAGATACCAGGAGCCCTTTCGAGTCCGGGCGCTGTCGAGCGGAGAAGAGGCCCAGATCGAAAGTGATGCTCTTACAGTGCTGGAACAAATTGACTGGTGCGGACCCCGACGATAAAGGGAAAGCTTAAATCCGGCGATATACCTGCAAAAATAAATAAGCTTCTCATCCAGAGTAACAGGGAGAAGAACTGGAAGATCGACTGCCATGGCCATTGTGGACGATGAGCCATGGACTGTTGAGGATGTAAAGAAGCTCGACTCTGATGTGGTGGATAAAATCGTCGAGAAGGCTCTGGCTTTAAGCAAGGGCACTAAGGAGGACAGAAATGATCTGATCTCCTTTCCTGGAGGAGCCGGAGGGCAGGGAGATAATGTTCCTGACCAGCAAGGGGTATAAACTGTGCGAAAACCAGTATGATCTGACCTCCCTGCAAAGGGAGTTTTTGATTTTAACACATGTTGATAAAGATGAACTAATTAAAATGCAGATGGCGGAAGAGGTGAGGCAGAGGTGGCGATAGGGAAAAATACAGCCGAAATTATTATCAAGGCAATAGATCAGGCCTCAGCCATTCTGCGCAATATCGGCGCCACCGGCAGCCAGCAGATGCAAAAGGTTAAGAAGCAGGCTGACCTCGCCTCCAAAGGCCTCGACTACCTCAAAACCGCCGCAGCAGGATACCTTAGCGTTGTATCCACCAGGGCAGCATACAGCTGGCTTATTGATACCAATATCCAGATGGAACAGGCCGAGATCGGCTTTGAGACTATGCTAGGGAGCGCTGCAAAAGCGAAGGCCTTCCTCAGTGACCTCCAGAAGTTTGCCGCCAAAACACCGTTTGAATTCACCCAGCTGAGGGAAGCCAGTACAAGGATGCTGGCCTTCGGCTTTGCTGCTGAACAGGTTCTGCCCATGCTGACAGCCGTCGGTGATGCAACTTCCGCGATGGGGCTTGGGGCCGAAGGAGTCAACCGGGTAATCATTGCTCTCGGTCAGATGAAGGCTAAAGCGAAGGTAAGCGCAGATGAAATGCTTCAGCTGACGGAGGCAGGGATTCCGGCATGGGATATACTGGCCAAAGCAATGGGCAAGAGTACTGCCGAAGTAATGAAGCTTTCCGAGCGGGGGCTTATCCCAGCTGATAAGGCTATTCAGGATATTGTGGACGGCATGGAGAGCCGCTTCCCCGGCATGATGAACGCCCAGAGCAAAACCCTGGGAGGGATGATCTCGAACCTCAAGGACTGGTCAGAGTTGGCCGGGCGCACGCTTGGAAAAGGCCTCTTTGAGCAGATCAAGCCGCGTGTTGAAGGTGCGCTTGAGTACCTCAACAAGCTTACCCAATCCGGCCAGTTGGAACGCTGGGGCAGGGATCTAGGAAACGTTTTTGCTTTTGCTGTGGATCACCTGCGAGAGTTTCTTGCAATCGCAGCCGGGGCGGCTACGGTATTTATTCTCACGAAGTCTGTTGAAGGGCTATCTTTGGCGCTTACCGGTTTGCGTTCAGCAGAACTACTAGCGACTGTTGCGACCGATGGACTAACGAAAGCATTGCTGAGGAATCCTTTCGGCCTGGTGGCAGCCGGCATAGGGCTTTTGGTCGGTGCTCTGGTGATGGCTAAAACCAGGACAGTAGAATATACCGGAGCCTTAAGCAATCAAACCGTCGCTTTAAGAAACCAGTATGAGGAAACGAGTAAAAGCGTCCAGGCAAAGCAGGACGAAATAGGGGTTATCAGTACCCAGATAAATTCACTGGAAAAATTAAGGAGCGATTACATCAGCCTTTCCTCTGCCGTAAAAGCCGGTAGGATGAAAGAAGAAGAACTAACAGTCTCAAAGCAAAAACTTGCCCAGATGGAAGATGAACTGGTATCTGTTGTAGGCGAAGCAACTGTTAAGAGGATCAAAAGCTCCCAGGATGTTGCTGCTGCTTTTGGACTGGAAGTAACTGCCCTGCAAAAAAGAAAAGACGCCCAGACTAAGATCCTTGATGAATTAACCAAGCAGGAACGGACTTATACACTTAACTTGATCAACAGCATCACAGCAGAGATTGAGGCGGTGCAAAAGAGCACCCAGGCTTACGGTACTCTTGCGAAAATAAAGTTGTTTGCCCTGCAAAATGCGCCGTACATGGGGGAGGGCGCTATCTCTACTTTTGAAAGGGACGCCGCGGAAGTCCAGAAAGCTATTGACAGCATAGTCAAGGGGAGCCACGCCGCTACTTTAAACAAGCTTCATGGTGAATTATCGGATCTACGCCAGAAGTATATTTCTTTGGGACCAGCGGTATCATCGGGATCAAGCCAGGCCGCAGCCGGTATGGATGATCTTACCGAAGCTAC